TAGAAGTCGCAGACCTTTGCACCTGCACCCACGAAAGACTAGCAGCAGAGATAAGCACATACAGTAAAAACGTTCACATCTTACCAAACGCTTTACCTTATGGAGACGAGCAGTTTAGAGATGAGAAGCTAGAAAGCGACAAGGTTAGACTATTTTGGTCAGGCAGCGGAACACACGAACGAGACCTTGATTTAATTAGACACCCTTTTAAAAGGTTACAAGGTATGAATATAAGAACTGTAATAGCAGGTTACAATGACGGGGAGAAACCTATATGGGATAAAATGATAGATGCTTTTACTTGTGGCCTAAAACTTAACCCTACTATTTACAACTATGCAAAGGTTACAGAATACATGGGAGCTTACACAGATAGCGACATCTCAATAGTTCCTCTGGTAGATAACAAGTTCAACGCTATGAAGTCAAATCTTAAAGTATTAGAAACGGCTGCAAAAAAGAATCCTGCCGTTGTTAGCTATGTCAATCCTTACCTAGATATGCCGGTGCATTACGTTAAAAGTCAAAAGGATTGGTATAAGCATATCAAAGATTTAGTTAATGATGAGCAGATGCGAAAGGAAAGCGGAAATAAACTATTTGAGTTCTGCAAAAAGAACTATAACTTTGACGAGATAAATTTAGACAGAAAGTATATTTATAGTAAACTATGCCAGTAATTAAATGCTCCAACGGCAAATATAGAATAGGCTCAGGCGGTTGTGTTTACGATACCGAAGAGAAGGCTAACAAAGTTTGGAAGGCTATCCTAGCAGGTGGCAAGTTCGCAGATAGCTATACCGATTATCCAGAATCAGCAACTAACAACGCAAAGAGAGCTTTGGAGTGGGTAGACAAACACGGGTGGGGTTCATGTGGCGAAGCAACAGGCAAAGCAAGAGCAAGGCAGTTAGCTAATAGAGAGCCGATTAGCAGAGACACTATTGCCCGTATGGCTTCCTTTAAAAGACATCAGCAGCATAAAGATGTTCCATATAGCGAAGGTTGTGGTGGTCTTATGTATGACGCATGGGGCGGTACGAGTGGTATCGAGTGGGCAATTAATAAGTTAAAAGAGATAGACGGAAAATAATTTGCATAGTTAAATTTTTTAATCAATTAATTATTAATCGCGAAGAAATTTAATGGGGAAACTATGCAGAGACACACTTTAAACTATTTACAAGGAATGGGGTTTGATTCGTCAGATACCATTCTTTGTGAAGTGTGTGGCAAGGTTGCGGTAGATATAGCGCACATAGTTGCAAGGTCAAAATTTGGCAGTAAAAGAAAACAACTGCAAGACCATATAACTAATTTATGTGCTATGTGTAGAGAGTGCCATTACGACTATGACTTTAAGAACAGGTGGACTGCTGAGGAAATATTTGAGATACATTTAAAAAACATACCAAATGGCAAAAGGTAGCGAGAACAAGAATAAAATTTCATTCGGGAAAAGAAAAAGAGGCTTTGCTAAGAAGTCTTTTAATAAGCACAACCCAAGACCCAAACCATATAAAGGACAAGGCAGATGAGAAAGCTAACTGCTATATGGCTGCTCCTAACACATAAGGCTTACTTTGTTGCAGTATGTAAAACAGGCTTTAATGGAGACGATATGACAACCATAGGCAATTACACCTATGCTATGGCAGAAACTTTAATTAATAAGCACATAGCAGATGTAGACACTTACTTAGACCAAGAAGACGCAATAGACGAAGCAAACGATATAATAAACGGAATACTATGATACAAAACGTACCAATCAACACAGTAAAGGCAAACCCTAACAACCCCAGAATAATTAAAGATGATAAGTTTGCAAAGCTCGTAAAGTCAATTAACGAGTTCCCTCAAATGCTTAAGCTTAGACCTATTGTAGTAAATGACGATATGGTTGTGCTTGGTGGCAATATGAGATTAAAGGCTTGTAAAGAAGCCGGACTTAAAGAGATACCGATTATTAAAGCAAGTGAATTAACCGAGCAGCAGCAAAAGGAGTTTATAGTTAAAGACAACGTAGGCTATGGTGAATGGGATTGGGACGACTTAGCTAATAATTGGGACGCAGAAGAATTAACGGATTGGGGCTTAACAATTCCAAATTGGTCAGCAGGACATGATATAAATACTATGGACGAAAGTCAGTTAGACTTATCAGAAGAATTTAACCCAGTTGGGTTATCTGCTGATATACAAAGAGTTGTATTTATATTTGATAATAAAGAAGAAGCAGAAAAATACTTAAAGAATGCAGAAATAGAATTTGTTAAAAGAAATATGGCATGGCAAGTAAACATGAGTACCCAATATATATAATATCAAAAGGCAGAGCTTATAAGCCTCTTACAGCTAATAACTTTGAAAAAGCTGGTTTAGATTATTATATAGCAGTTGAACCACAAGAAGCAGATGACTATATAAAAGCATTAGGAGAAAAAAGAGTATTAGTTTTGCCATTTTCTAATTTAGGATTAGGAAGTTACCCTGCAAGAAATTTTTGTTGGGAACATGCAAAAAGTTTAGGATATAAATATCATTGGCTATTTGATGATAATATTTTGTTCTGGATGAAATGGGTAAATGGTAAAAGAATAAAATGGGAAGATATAGGTTCAGGGTTATTATATGTAGAACATAATGCTAATAAAACAAATGTTGATATATCAGGTTTTGAAGAGCCTAATTTTGTAGTTAAAGTACCAAAAAGACCATTTAAATTTAATTGCCATGTTTATTCTGCAATGTTAATAAAAAATAGTTTGCCTTATAGATGGAGGTTAAAATATAATGAAGATATAGATTTATGTTTACAGGTATTACATAATGGAGGCTCTACATCTAGTTGTATATATTATATGGCAAATAAAGTTAGCACGGCAGATAAAATGAAAGGTGGAAATCAAGATGAGTTATATAAAGGAAATAACCCAAAAAAGAATTTGTTAAAAGCTAAAATGATTGAAGCAGTTTGGCCACAATATTCAAAAACAGTTATTAGATTTGGTAGACATCATCATTTAATAGATTGGAAAGTATTTCAAAAATAGTGAAGTAATAGAGAGAATATGGCAAATGAACAAAATTTAAAACCATTTAAGAAAGGCGAGGTTGCTAACCCAAACGGCAGACCTCGTAAGTATGTAAGCCTACTCAAAGAGCAAGGCTATAAACTTGCTGAGATAAACGATACCATACAAGCTATGATGTCAATGGACTTAGAGGAGCTTAAAACAGTATGGGATAACCCGAAGGCAACAATACTTGAAAAGACAATAGCAGCAGCTATGCGTAAGAGCTTAGAGAAGGGCAGCCTTTATAGTTTAGAAACTTTGCTAACCCGTGTTTATGGTAAGCCAAAGGAACAAATGGACATACAAACAGATAACAGAATAGAGATAGTATTTGTAGACGGCAAGACAATTCTTTAATGCGGATAGAACTACCGAACGGACATATAAACCAAAAGAAGATACTTGACTGCGAAGCTAGATACATTGTTGTGATGTGCGGTAGAAGGTTCGGCAAATCGGAGTTAAGCCAGATAAAATGTATAACGACTGCAATCAAAGGCGGTCAGGTTGCTTACATAACCCCTACCTATAAATTGGCTAAGGTATTCTTTGAGAAGTTATGCAATAGCCTTCCCTTCCCTAATAACAAATCGGACTTAAATATTAGCTTCCCGAATGGTGGAAAGGTGGAGTTCTTTACAGGGGAACGCTTAGACAACCTGAGAGGGCGAAAGTTCAATCTGGTAATAGTAGACGAGGCTTCCTTTATACCTAACTTAGAAGATGGGTGGCTCAACTCAATAAGACCTACTTTAACTGACTATAAGGGTAAAGCTATATTTCTCAGCACCCCAAAAGGTAAGAATTACTTTTTTAGTTTGTTTAGCAAAGCCGAACCCGATTGGCAAAGCTTTAAATTTACTACATACGATAACCCGTACATAGACCCACAGGAGATAGACGATGCCAGAAGGCAGCTCCCAGAGGTTGTATTTGAGCAGGAGTATATGGCAAACCCGGCTGAGAACGCAGCAAACCCATTCGGTAGCCAACATATTCGTAAATGCTTACACCCGGTTACAACTATGCCGGTAGTAGCTTATGGGATTGACCTTGCCAAGTCAGTGGATTGGACTGTAATAGTAGGCTTAGACGAAGACGGAAATGTGGCTTATTTTGACCGCTTTCAAATGGATTGGCACAATACCAAGCAAACTATCCTTAGACTGCCTAAATGCCCTATCCTTGTCGATAGTACGGGGGTTGGCGACCCGATACTCGAAGACCTGCAAAGAGAAGGGGTAATGATACAAGGGTTAAAGTTCACAAGTTCAAGTAAGCAGCAGCTAATGGAAGGACTACAAGCTGCGATACATCAAGGTAAGATAGGCTACCCCGAGGGCATAATCAGTCAAGAGTTAGAAGTATTTGAGTATCAGTACACGGCAACTGGGGTAAAGTACTCAGCACCTTCCGGCTTCCACGATGATGCCGTTATGGCTCTGGCTTTGGCTTGGCAGAATTTCAGCCTTAAACGTGGCACAGGTAGGTATGCCTTCCTATAATTTACCGCTTATCCTTAATATTTACCGTTCATAATATTTTTAGTAAAAAGTTTTACATTTTATATGTGGAATGTGAAATATTTGTATATTTACATATCATTTAACCACAAACACAAAATAAAATGAATTATCTAACTACTACACAAAGAGTAAAAATTATCAGAAACGAATTAAAAAACGTTTTACCTGCTTACAAATTCTCAGTTACTAAAAGACATTACAATGGAGTAACAATTGTTATTTTATCTGGACCAGCTAAATTAACAGAAACATACGAAAGTGTTAATCATTATTATATTGACGAAAGTACTGACCCTGTTAAAAAGAATGTGATTAAAACAATAGATAAGATTGCAAGTGAAGGCGTAATTTATAGAGAAACAGGAGATTATGGTACTCAACCAGATTTCTATGTAAATATCAAAATAGGAGAATACGATAGACACTATAAACAAATCTAAAATAAAATAGGGGTGCGGCTATTCAACGCACAATTTAAAATCAAATACTATGGTGCATTTATTAAATTCAAGCAAAAAAAATATAATTGCTTTAACTGAAAAAATAGAATATCAAAAGAGAATGTTAGAATTAACCCCAAATGATGTATATTTAAAAAACATTATAGCAATAAACGAAAGGACATTAGAGTTCCTAAAAAGTCAAAAGAAAAAATAATTTAACTAAACTAAACACAATGAAAAAAGAAACCGCACAACTTTTAGCCGTATTTTTAGCAGCTTGTTACCTTATTGGACAACTTCAAGACTTCTATTCCAAATGATTTACGCTATCTGCCTTCTGCTAATTGCAACAGGTTTTGTAATAGCAGCATTAACCGACTACACAATTAAACACTATGACACAAAGCAACAAAGAATATATAGACAAATATCACGCAAGTGAGCCTATCAGCATAATGATGAATAACATAGATGCGACCTATCTGGAAATACTTACATACTGCAACGAGCAGGGTTATGAACCTTCTAAACGCAGATTAAGGAAGCCGGAAGACAAATCAGAAGTAGGCTTTTTTGACATTGATAATTACAAACCAGAAACAATATAAACAAATGGAACTACAATTAATTTTTGAAACAACAAAAGAACAAAGGGTGGAGTTTACCCACCAAGTAATTGAACGCTTAAACGCAGGGGAACTTGATCCGTTAAAAACGCATATACAGGTTAAAGCCTTAGAAGATATGCTAGAAACATTAAAGAGTAATAAGGACTACAAAGATGCCGTATTACAAGCAGCCGTATTAAATGGCAAGGACTTTGAGTATATGAGTGCCAAGTTCAACATTAGAGAGGTAGGGGTTAAGTAT